AATGAATGGCGGAAGAGCTAAAAAAAATATGGGTGGATCTATGAATCCAGCTATGGCAAGAGCCGACATGAAATCTGGTTATTATCCATCTGATATGGGTATGGAAGGCGGAGCTATGTATAAGAAAGGTGGATCCGTTAAAAAGAAAATGAAAAAGAAAAGTAAATTTCCAGATCATTCAGGTGATGGAAAAATTACTAAGAAAGATATCTTAATGGCTAAAGGTGTTATACCTAAAAAGAAAAATGCTTAAAAAACTTATTAATAAAATCTTTGGAAAAAGATGTGAGTGCAAATCTAAAATAGTTTGTACACATGAAAATGCTGCAGTTAGAAAAGAAGTTAAATACTGTAGTTTATGTAAAACAATCTTAAACGAAGGATAAACAATGGCAAAACGTGGACTATACGCAAACATACACGCTAAGAAAAAAAGAATCGCTGCAGGATCAGGTGAGAAGATGAGAAAACCTGGATCTAAAGGCGCACCAACAAAAGCTAACTTTGTAAGATCAGCTAAGACTGCCAAGAAACCTAAAAAGAAAAAGTAATGGCTTCTGCAGCTTGGACTAGAAAAGAAGGTAAATCCAAATCGGGTGGACTTAATAAAAAAGGTGTCGCATCTTACAGAGCCGCGAACCCTGGTTCCAAATTAAAAACAGCAGTAACCACAAAACCTTCTAAATTAAAAAAAGGTTCTAAAGCCGCGAAACGTAGAACTTCATTCTGCGCGCGTATGACCGGAATGCGTAAGAGACAGAAAGCTAGTAATAATACTGGTGAAGATAGACTATCTAAGTCGCTTAGAAAATGGAATTGTTAATGAGAGATACTAAATCAATAGAAAGCTTTTTAAAAGAGAAATACAAAAAAATTACTGAGATGAGTTTGTTTAGACACTTGAAAAAAGAAGTAGAAACAGGTGCTAGTGGAACTCAAGATTATGTGATAAAAAAGGGACCTAATAAAGATAAAATAGCAAAAAAATAGAAAGGGTATTATGGAAGAAGATCATTTTATAGATAAAATAAGAAAAATAATTAAGATGAGACATGACGATACGGTTTCAGCTATGGCCTCAGGTGGGGTTGACAGTATGGAAAAATATCAGTATATGCTAGGACAGATACGGACGTATCAATATTTAAGTCAGGAGATATCCAGCCTGCTAAACAAAAAGGAGCAAAAAGAAAATGAAGGAACAGTTGTCAACATCGGTTCAAAAACCAAAGATTGAACTACCAAATAAAACATTAGTTGGTGTCAAACCAACAGAAAAAAAATCAGATGAAATAGGAAAAACTCCTAAACCTACGGGTTGGAGAATTTTAGTTCTACCTTTTAAACAAAAAGAAAAGACTAAGGGTGGAATTATATTAGCTGATGAAACAGTAGAACGATCACAAGTAGCATCAACTTGTGGTTTAGTTTTAGACATGGGACCACACTGCTACGATAAAGAAAGATACCCAGAAGGTCCTTGGTGTAAAAAAGGTGATTGGATTATCTTTGCAAGATACGCCGGATCACGAATTAAAATAGATGGGGGTGAGATAAGACTTTTGAATGATGATGAAGTTTTAGCGACCGTGGATAACCCTAAAGACATATACCACGAATTTTAACAACCATAGGAGAAACTATGCCAGAAACAGAAAATGATAAAACAGTTGAATTAGACGTAACCGGACCGGGAGCGACTATTGAACTACCAGAAACAGAAAATGATACAGATAAAACCTTTGAAAACGAGGAAAAAAAGAATGAAGCAAATATTACGTACGATAATAAGCCCAATGACGCATCTGAGAAATCTGATGAGCAGCCTGTTCTTCGAGATGAAAAGAATGAAGGCGGAGAAGTTGTACAGAAAACTTCTGAAGAAGGGAGTGATACACAAAAAGATAACTCTAAAGACGTTGAAGAATACTCTGAAGGCGTTAAGAAAAGAATAGCAAAACTCACTAAAAAAATGCGTGAAGCAGAAAGACAAAAAGATGAAGCTTTGTCTTATGCAAATCGTATTAAAAGTGAGAGAGATAGATATGAAGCTACAGCTACAGGTTTAGATAGAAATTATGCCACCGAAATGGAAGGCAGAATTACATCATCGTTAGCAGCCGCTCAAGCAAAACTTGCAGCAGCTAGAACTAATGAAGACTCTAAAGCTGAAGTAGAGGCTTTAACTCAAATATCTCAATTAGGTTATGAGCAAGGTAAATTAGCTGAGATTAAATCTCAACATGCTATGCAAGATAGCGCAGCTAATGAAAAACCTACATTACAACAACAACCAGTAAGACAACCAGCACCTGTAAAAGATCCTAAAGCGGAAGCATGGGCTGAGGAAAATGACTGGTTTGGTAAAGATAATGCCATGACTTATACAGCATTTGACCTACATAGAAAACTTACTGAAGAGGAGGGTATGGACCCACAATCTGATGAATATTATAATGAGGTGGATAAGAGAATAAGACTTGAATTCCCTCATAAGTTTGATAAAGTAGAACAAAAGATTAGTAAACCTACACAAAACGTTGCCTCTGCAACGCGTAGTTCAAAGACTGGTCGCAAAACTGTGAAGCTCACACCGACACAGGTAACAATAGCTAGAAAGCTAGGTGTGCCACTAGAAGAGTATGCGAAACAACTTATAATCACGAAGGAGGTATAGGCATATGACAGACAATAAACCAACTCGTGCGAGCCAAAGTAAAAGCGATTCTACAAAAGTAGCGTCTCAAGCATCTACGGTTAAACCCAAAGCTGCTACAAAACCTTGGACTCCACCATCGTACTTAGATACGCCCAACGCGCCAGAAGGATTCAGACACAGATGGGTCAGAATAGAAATCATGGGATTTCAAGATACTAAGAACATACAAGGACGCTTAAGGTCCGGTTATGAACTTGTAAGATCTGATGAATATCCAGATGAGGACTTTCCAGCAATCATGGACGGCAAATACGCAGGGGTTATCGGGCACGGAGGCCTTGTGCTGACAAGGGTACCGGAAGAGATCGCAAAGCAAAGACAAGATTATTATGCTAAAGAAGCTAGTGATCAACAACGTGCAATCGACAACGATCTTATGAAGGAACAGCATAGGGGAATGCCTATCGATATCGATATGCAAACTCGTACAACCTTCGGTGGCAAAAAGTAATTTTACTTTAAACCAACGAAATTTTATAAACCGAACTGGAGGCCCCTCGGGGCAGGTTCATAAGGAGAAAATAATATGGCTAACGCTTCAACAACAGGGTTTGGTTTCAAACCCATTAAGATGGTTGGACAGTCGTATAATAATGCCGGTTTAAGTGAGTGGAATGTAGCCGCTTCTTCAGCTTTAATTTGTCATAGCGCTTTGACAATTTTGACTGCTGATGGAGTTGTGCTTACTGCCGCTAACGGAGGGGTTAATAACCTCGGCGTACTTAACGGTGTATTTTATACAGACGCAACAACAAGTAAACCAACATGGTCGAACTATTCGCCCGCTTCTAACACAGCTACAGACATAGTTGCACTTATCAATGATAATCCGCAACAAATGTTTGAAGTAATGTCTGCAGATACTGCATTCAATGCTAATGAAGTAGGACATTGTGCCGATCAAGTTACAGCTAATGGCGGCTCGCCGTTGTTCAATTCTTTATCAAAGATATCAGCAACAACAGCAGCAGCAACAGCTCAACTAAAAATAATAGGTGTTTCAAGAGATCCTGATCATTCTGACACAACTGAAGAGGGCTTTGCTCTTAGAGTTATGATTAATGAACATATCTTAGGAAACAACGTAGCAGGTATATAAGGAGATAAAATATGGCTATATCAAGAAACCAACTCGTAAAAGAGTTAGAGCCAGGATTGAATGCTTTATTCGGCCTGGAGTACAAACAGTATGAAAATCAGTCAGCTGATATTTATGCTACAGAGTCATCTGACAGAGCTTTTGAAGAAGAAGTAATGTTGAGTGGTTTTGCACAAGCACAAGTGAAACCGGAAGGTTCAGGTGTTACATATGATAACGCTCAAGAAACTTTCACAGCTAGATACACTAACGAGACTATTGCTCTCGCTTTTGCTATTACTGAGGAAGCAATTGAGGACAATCTATATGACAGACTGGCTTCTAGATACACAAAAGCTTTAGCAAGATCTATGGCTCAAACTAAGCAAGTAAAAGCAGTTAATCCGCTTAATAACGGATTTGGTACATTCACTTCAGGTGATGGATCAGCTCTTTTTGCTACTAATCACCCTACACTTGCTGGAACTGTGTCTAACACACTAGCAACTGCGGCTGACCTTAACGAAACTTCATTGGAGCAATCATTAATTGATATCGCTGCAATGACTGACGAAAGAGGTCTAAAAATTGCTGCTAAGGGTATGAAGATGATTATCCCATCTGCACTACAATTCACAGCTGAAAGACTTATGGCTTCTGCTGGTAGAGTTGGAACTGCTGATAATGATATCAATGCTATCAAATCTATGGGGATGATTCCTCAAGGTTACTCTGTTAATAATTACTTAACAGACACTGATGCGTTCTTTATTATTACAGACGTGCCAAATGGTATGAAACATTTCCAAAGAACTCCTATGTCTACTAAAATGGAAGGGGATTTCGATACTGGTAATGTTAGATACAAAGCTAGAGAAAGATACGTTTTTGGCGTATCTGACTATAGAGGTATCTTCGCTTCACCAGGAGCTTAATACTTAAATATTTTGTGGCGGGACATAGTTCCGCCACATTTAACTACGAAAGTGATAATATGAAAAAAACTCTCATCAATATCTGGGCTTACAATCACCATGCTAAATTTAGTATTGAACATGTTGAAGACACACCAGAATTAGTTGAAAAAGCTATACTTGACAAACTCGGAGAAAATAGTATAGTCTGGGAATATCTCGGAGATAGCTATCATTCGGGAATAAATAGAATAACTTATGAAGAGGTTATTAATGATACAAGACCTATACAAAGCAAAAAGGTCCTTGGAGTTGAAGTGGGAACAGGAGCATATTAATGAAGATAGATATACTCTTGAAATGGTCAGAATTGATGACAAAGTTAGAGAAGTCATTACTAAGATCAAGCTTGAAGAAGCTAGGATTGCTCACTTACAGAACAACGTAGAAGGTTCTGCTCCACAAGTTTCTGTAGCTACTTAGACAAAAGCTACATCGCTGAAATGCATAAATACCTAGGGATCTCTTGCACTCCACTTAAAAATAACATATAATATTCGCACTATACATAAATTAATATTCTGCATGGACGCAGTATAGTCGACGGCCTAGAGACTATGTAGAATTTAACTAGGAGAATAATCATGGCAAATACTACTTTTTCGGGACCAGTAAAAGCGGGAACGATTTCAAATACAACAGGAACAACTGTTGGAACTAACATTGCAAACGTAGGTTTTGTAACTATGGCTCAGTCTGTAAAAGCTGACATCATAGGTGCATCACACTTAAATCAAGTTTGTGCAGTAATTCCAGCAAACTCACAAATCGTAGATGTAATTTTAAATGTTACTACAGTAAACAATGATACTGGTGCAGCAACTATATCAGTTGGAACAATTGCAGATGCTAATGCATTTTTAGATGGAGTTAATGTTAAAGCTTTAGCAACTACTCATGGTACTTTAGATACAGAGGCAACTGATGTTGGTACAACTGACATACAAGTTCTTGCTGATTTTACAGGAGCTAATGGTGATGGTACTACTGGTGCAGCTACAGTTACTGTAATGTACATCCAAAATAATTCTGTTCAAGACGCAGCAGACTTATAATAATTAATTAGTGTGGGCTTCGGCCCACATTTAAAATTTTAAGGAGAAAAATATGAGTTCATTTTCAAGTGACCAAACAACTCTTAACAAAACTACAGGGGCAGCCTCTGTTTTATTAGGAGCTAGAGCTAGAGTTACATCAATTCAAGGAAGAGGAGAAGCAGGTTCTGTTTTATCTCTACATGACGTAGCTGATGCAGGAGACGCAGCAGCAGGTAATTTAAAAGCTATCTATAGATATGAAACTGAGGGACTAGAAGTTTATATCCCCGGTTCAGGTATCTTGTTCCAAAATGGAGTTTGTGCTACGTTAACTCAAACTACTGGTACAGACGGTAGCGTTACATTAACTATTACAGGAGCGTAAGCTCATGGCTAATACGACTTCAGGTTCTTATACTTTTGATAAGAACTTAGGCATTGATGAAATTATTGAAGATGCTTATGAGCGTATTGGCATTCAAGGTGTTTCTGGCTATCAATTAAAAACTGCTAAAAGATCTTTAAATATTCTATTTTCTGAATGGGGTAATAGAGGTTTACAATTTTGGGAAGTAAAAAATCAAAACGTAACTTTAGTAAATGGCCAAGCTGTTTATACATTTTTTAGATCTACGGCTGACGGTGTATCTGATGGCGTAAGCACTACACTTAGTGCAGGAATAGATGCAGCAGTTACAACTATTCCCTTGACCGCGATCACGGGTTTTCCAACAGCAGGTACTTTAACTATTGGTACAGAAGATATTACTTACACAGGAATTTCTAGTTTAAATCTTACAGGATGTGTGAGAGGGGTTAATGGCACTACAGCTGCAACTCATGCAAGTGGTGATACTGTTCTACAGTCTCCAAGAGGTATGACTGATATTCAAGAAGCAAATTACAGAGTAGATACTACAAGTGTTGATACACCTATGACAAGAATTAGTAGATCTCAGTATCAAGCATTTTCTAATAAAACAGATTTAGGTTTACCCACTCAATACTGGGTCCAAAGATTTGTAGATAAAGTTACTATGACTTTATATTTAACACCAGGTAGTTCACAAGCAGGAGACTTTATAAATTTCTATTACACAAAAAGAATTGATGACGTAGGAGCTTATACTAATGCAACAGATGTACCTTACAGGTTTGTACCTTGTATGATAATGGGTTTATCTTATTATCTAGCTTTAAAATATGCACCACAGAGAGTACAAGAATTAAAGTTATTATATGAAGATGAATTAAAAAGAGCTGAATCTGAAGATGGTTCTTCTAACTCAACTTACATATCACCTAAAATATATTTTCCAGGAGTTAGTTAATGAGCGGAATAATGGACATGATTGAATTATTTAGAGGAGAAGCTCCTTCAAGATCTGGAATGGCTAAAGGTTTTGGTGAGAGAAGTGGTAAGTTTTTTACACCACAAAAAAGTTTTGCTAGACATATAGCTCAAGGAGGTTCTATGTCACAAGGAAACCTTATCAAAGATTTAAAAGGAACAGTTAAAAGTTTAAAGATACCACTATCAAAATATAAAGAACTGGGTGGAAATAGTTTAGAAGTAATTTTAGATAATGAATCACTTGGTAAAGCAAAAACAAATACCATGCAAACTTTGTTAGCAAGAGCAGGAAGTTTTACACCGTTAGCAATGAAGGGGCTGACATTATTATCTAGTTTACCTGCTGCAACAATAACTATGTTTTTACAATCTACTCCAGCTAATGCAGATGAAGCAAATATGAAATTAGAAGATTTTGCAAAATTAAATGAAGGTAGTACTAACACGGATAAAGCACTGCCTATTGAAATAGGAGATATGTAATGTCTAGTTTTGCACAAGGTAAACATGCTTTAGCGATATCAGATCGTTCTGGTTTGGCTTTTCCATATAATGAAATGGTTAGGGAATGGAATGGTGCGTTGGTACATAACTCAGAATATGAACCTAAACAACCACAGCTACAACCTAAACCTACTAATGCAGATCCACAAGCTTTACAAAGAGCAAGACCAGCAAGAACAGAATTTCCTACAGCAGATTTTTTACCTAGTAATCCTTTTAGTACACCAAATCTACTTACTGTCGGAGCAACTTTTGAAGTATCTCAACCTAACAGTGGAATATTGGTTGGGGATTTTGTAAGATTGATGAGTATATCCCAACCTTTGTCAGAAGCAGGATCTGCAGTTGTAATCTCTATTAAAGAAATAGAAATGACTACAACTTTATCGGCAAACATAACTTCTACAGATACTTCAATGGTAGTAGCTGATGCAACTTCATTTTACACTAATGGTGGATACCTAATGATTGAAAAAATTAATAGTGAAACAGGTATGTATCAAAATGAAGTAATTCAATATGCAGCTTATAATTCTGGAACAAAAACTTTATCAGGTTTGATTAGAGGAACTAATGCACCGTTTAGAGGAGAGACTCCTGCTAATACTATTGCAAGTAACCACGATGCGGGAGCAAAAGTTTTTGGGGCAAGAGAGGTTTATTCTTTAAGTACCACAACGTCTCCAAGTGCAGGTCAGCCTTCAACAGTTACTAATCAAAATGGTTATTATTTAAAAGATAATGATGAAGGTTTTAGTTGGGTTGCCAACTTTACAGGTGGTGGTTTACAGTGTACATCTGGCCCAATAAATGATAGAGCTTAATTATGGCATATACATACGCAACACTTACAACAACAATTAGAGATTACACTGAAGTTGATGACTCCGTATTTACTCAGGCAGTAATAGATAATTTTATTATGCAAGCAGAGCATAGAATTAACATAGAGCTTCCTATGGACTCTGATAGATTTGTACAAGAAGGTACATTATCTACAGATAATAATACAATTAATTCTCCGGCCGGTGCATTATTTATTAGAGGTGTTGAAGTATTTAATTCAACAACGGATTCTACAGGTACAGGTACTTGGTTAGAGAAAAAAGATCAAACATATTTATCTGAATATACTGATAGACTAACTGGAACAGAGGGTGATTTAACATCACAAGATGTAACAGGTTTTCCTAAGTATTACGCTATGTTTGGTGGAGCTACAGGTTTAACGGATACCACCTCAGGAGGGTTATATATAGCCCCTACACCTGATGCTGCTTACAAATTTAGAATATATTATAATAAACAAACAACAGGACTATCAGCCACTAATACGACAACATATCTAAGTAATTACTTTCCACAAGGGCTATTGTACGCGTGTTTAGCAGAAGCATTTTCTTTTTTAAAAGGTCCAATGGAGATGTTGACACTGTATGAAAATAAGTATAAAACATCCATACAACAGTTTGCAGGAATGCAAATTGGGAGAAGAAGACGAGACGATTACACTGACGGAACAGTTAGGATACAAGTCAAATCACCTTCACCGTAAATTAACAAGGGGAAAAAATTATGGCAATAACATCAGCAGTATGTAACAGTTTTAAAACAGAAGTTTTACAAGCGTTACATAACTTTACAGCATCATCTGGAAACGCTTTTAAATTAGCTTTATACACAAGTTCAGCTACTATAAATAAAACAACAACAGCTTACTCAACAACAAATGAAATAGCTAATACATCGGGTTCAGCTTATACTGCAGGTGGTATAGCACTTACAAGTGTAACCCCAGCTTTATCAACTGACACCGCGTGTTGTGATTTTGCAAATGTATCTTTTACATCAGCTTCATTTACAGCAAATGGTTGTTTAATATATAACGATACAAATGCTGATAGAGCAGTTTGTGCAATTGCATTTGGTGGAGATAAAACTGTAACAAGTGGAACTTTCACAATCGAATTTCCAGCAGCAGACGCATCAAACGCTATACTTAGAATAGCATAAGGAGTCACTCCTTATGGCTAATACTTGGAATCAATCCGGTACAACCTGGGGATCAAATCAATGGGGCGAACAGGGTCCTACTGTAGTTTCTTTAACAGGTCTAAGTACTACTTCAAGTTTAGGTAGTCTAACTTTTACAATAGATGTCAATGTAGGTTTAACAGGACTTTCAACAACATCTTCAGTTGGATCATTGTCTCCAACAACTAGTCTTTCACTAACACCGACAGGACTTTCAACAACTTCTTCAATTGGATCATTATCTCCAACAACCAGTCTTTCACTAACCTTAGCAGGACAATCAACATCTTCAGCTGTAGGATCTATTATTCCTGAAATAGGAGTTCCATTAACCGGGGTTTCTGCTACGTCTACAATAGGTTCTTTAATTGTAGGAATAGGAGTTCCATTAACAGGAGTTTCGTCAACATCATCTGTTGGTTCTGTATCAGTTGAATCAAACGAAGAAGCATTATTAACTGGTCAATCAGCAACTGCTACAGTAGGTAGTACAATTATATTTGCTGGAACTGAATTAACTCCAGCTGGGGTACACGCAGATTCAGCAGTTGGATCATTGTCTCCAACAACTAGTCTTTCACTAACACTGACAGGACTTTCAACAACTTCTTCTGTAGGTTCAATATCACCTGCCGATGTAATGGGTTTAACAGGTCTTTCAACAACATCTTCAATTGGATCATTATCTCCAACAACCAGTCTTTCACTAACCCTAGCAGGACTTTCAGCAACAGCTTCTGTCGGAGCCTTGGTTCCTGAAATAGGAGTTCCATTAACAGGAGTTTCAACAACATCTGCAGTAGGTTCAATTTCTCCTTCAGATGTAATTGGTTTAACAGGAGTTTCAGCAACATCTAGTGTAGGGAACATTATTACACTTGGCTACCAAGATGTTGACATAGTAGGAAATACATCGTATACAGATGTAACACACGTAGCTTAGGAGAACAAAATTATGGCATCAACATTTACAGACCTTGGTTTAGAGCTAATGGCAACTGGTGAAAACGCCGGTACTTGGGGAACAAAAACTAACGCAAATTTAAGTTTAATCGAACAATTAACAGGTGGTGTTTTAAGTTTAGCTGTTGCAGGATCAGGGACTACAGCTTTAACTATTGTAGATGGTGCTTTAACAGGTACTGCTCAACAAAGAGTTATAGAATTAACAGGTGCTCTTACAGGATCAAGAATTTTAACATTTCCTCTTCTTACAGAAACTTTTTACATTATTAAAAACGGAACTACTGGTGCAGAAACATTACAATTAAAAGCTGCATCCGGTTCAGGTGCAACTGTTACTTTTTCAACAACCGACAAAGGATACAAACTTATCTATCTTGATGGTGTTGCAACAAACACCGGAGTTATTGATGTTGGAATGGCAACCATTACTGGAACACAAACTTTAACAAACAAAAGTATTGATTCTGACAACAATACAATTACAAATATTGTAGATGCAGATATTAAAGCTAGTGCTGCAATTGCTTTTAGCAAAATGGCAAATTTAACAACATCAAGAGCATTGGTTTCTGATGGTAGTGGAGACGTTTCTGCAGCAACTACTACTAGTACTGAAATAGGCTATGTAAATGGCGTGACTTCAGCTATTCAGACACAAATAAATACTAAAACATCAACAGGAAAAGCTATTGCAATGGCAATGCTTTTCGGGTAAAAACAATATAGGAAAAAATTATGGCAAATCCAAATTTAGTAAACGTAACATCAATAACAGGTGAGTCAGTTACTCACGCATTAACTACTACTCTTACAGATGATATTTTAGTAGCCGCTTCAGATACACTTGTAAAAGTTAACAGTATTATAGTAGGAAATATTGATGGATCATCATCAGCAAACGTTTCACTGTTTCTAAAAAAATCAGGTGGATCAGCTATAGCATTCGCATCAACAGTAGCGGTTCCAGCAGATTCAACTTTAGTAGTCATAGATAGAAATTCAGCCTTATATCTTGAAGAAGGTGACACCTTAGAAGGTGGAGCAAGTGCTAATGGCGATTTAACTTGTGTTGTTAATTTTGAAATCCTAAACGACGCGTAGGGGGTAATCCATATGTCAGATTTTATTGGCACAATTGGAGGTCAAGTAAGCAACGGTGGTGTTGTCGGTCCTGAAAACGGAGGATCAGAAGTAAACCTTCCAGATATTATAAGTAATTTTACATCAAGCGGGACTTGGACTAGTGATTCTAGATATACAGATTTAGAAATTGTAATGGTCGCTGGTGGTGGATCTCAAACCTACACAGATGGATCATCAGGCGGAGGCGCAGGAGGCATGATTATTTCTCCAGCTACATTTACTTCTCCACAATCCCCTTCACCTATTACAATCGGTGGCGGTGGAAGCGATTCAGCTTTTCCAGGTGCTTCATTAACTGCTAAGGCCGGTGGTCAAGGTGGTGGATATGCTAGTACTGGAACTACAGGAGGATCCGGTGGCGGAGGCGGCCGGGGACAAGGTGGCTTCGGAGCAACTCAACCTTCACAACCAGGTAATTCAGGATCTTTTGGATTTGGAAACTCAGGCTCAGGAAGAACACCACAAACTTATGGTGGTGGCGGAGGTGCGGGAGAATCTGGCGGTACGGACAGTCAAGCTGCTGGTGGTGATGGTAAAACAATTCCAGGCGGTTTTCCAGATTCAGGAACTTTTTTAGCTGGCGGTGGCGGTGGCGGTGGCTTCTCTGCATCTCCAGGCCCAGGTGGTCAAGGTGGCGGAGGCGGAAGAAATCAATCCGGACAAGCTAACACTGGCGGCGGTGGAGGAGGAACTTCTCCAGGTCAATTTTCAGGAGGATCGGGAGGTTCTGGAAGAGTTATAGTAAGAGAAGTAGGTTTTACACAAACTAATCCACCAGTGAGTGGTATTTGGTCTAGTAATGATGTTTACTATTGGGTAACACAAGGGCTATGGTATAATTAATTATGGCAAATTTTTGTGAAATAGATTCAACAACAAATGAAGTTAAAAGAGTTTGTGTTGTTGATAATAATGTTGAAACTTCAAATGGTCCTTTAGGAGAAAATGATAAACACGAAGATGGGGTAACTTGGTGTAATAATTTTTGGGGAACTGACAACAGTTATTGGTTACAGACTTCTTTTAGTAGATCTTTTAGAGGAAGGTATGCAAAACCAGGAGATATTTATCTTGCTGATGAAGATAGATTTGTAAACCCACAACCTTTTCCTAGTTGGCTTAGAAATGATTATACAACTCTGGATACATTAGATTGGTTACCACCAGAAGGTTTTGTACCTGATAGTGGTCAAAGTTATACTGTAGGTGATGATACATTTTGGTGGGAATTTAATTGGGATGAAGATTTAGTAACTTGGAAAGGATCTAAAGCAGATGACCCCAGTGATGATAACTATTATAAATATAACTTTACAAGTAATGCTTGGGAGGTTATAAGTTAGTTATCATTTTAGAAAGATATTAAATGTATTTAAAATATAAGTATTGGTACTTCAAAAACCTTATAAGTCCAGAAGACTGTAAAAAAATAATTAAATTAGGTGTAGATAAAAAATTAGGTTCCGGCACAATAGGAATGCAAAAAAATAAAAAGAAAGTAAATAAAAAAATTAGAGATTCCAAAGTAACTTGGTTAAAGGATCAGTGGATTTATAATATATTTAATCAAGCAGTTAATTATGCAAATGAAAAAGCTGGTTGGAATTTTGATACAGACTGGAATGAAAACATACAGTTTACAAGTTACAAGAAAAATGGGTTTTATAATTGGCACTATGATATGTTTCAAGAAACTATAAAAGACAAAGACGAACACTTTAATAACAAACAAAGAAAACTATCAATGTCTTGTTTATTAAATGATCCAAAAGATTATAAAGGTGGTGATTTTATGTTGCAGTGGATAGATGATAATGGCAAGTTAATAAAACACAAAGTTAAAGAACTAGATACAGTAGGAAGTATTATTGTATTTCCTTCTTTTTTAAATCACAAAGTAGAACCCGTAACAAAAGGAACTAGATATTCTGCTGTCATGTGGAGACTAGGGCCACAGTTTAAATAATTATGAGACTAATAGGTGGTAATAAAAATAAAATTAATTGGGGTATAATAAAAGATAAGATTTTATTTATAGATTATACTAATGAAAAAGTTTTGTCTTCTTTAGAAAATAAAATAGAAAAAAATTTAATTTCATCGATGACTAAAAGAACTAATGTTAAAGGAGAAATGACCTCTTGGAATCATTTTATAAATGACAAAGATTTTGAAACAATAACTAAATTTATTAATCCTTACTTATTTAAATTTATATCTATAGCTAGAAATAATATTAATACAATTGAATTAATTGATGCATGGGGAAACAGATTAAATAAAAATGATTATATTCAAAAACATAATCATATAGTAGGAAATTGGGATAGCATTAGTGGAAACATATATTTTTCAAATAAAAAACCAGGAACTTATTTTGTAAATTTTAAAGGGGCCATACAACCTAAGAGAGGTAGAATAGTTATTTTTAATTCTAATGAAATGCATTTAGTAGATGTTGTAAAAGATGAAGATCCAAGATATACATTAGCTTTTAATATGAGGTATGAGTAAAAAATTTAAGAAAGATAATTATTTAGTTATTAAGAAAGCAGTTTCAGAGGATATCTGTAAATTTGCAGCAGAATACCTTATGCTTAAAAGACAGGTATCACAAAGATTACATAATAAAAAAATGATTGGAAGAGACAATTTAGGTTGGGGTTCTTTTGGCGATGGTCAAGTTCCATTTTCTTATAACCATTATTCCGACACTGCTATGGAAATATTATTAGTAAGAATGAAATCTGTAATAGAAAATAAAATAAAAAAAGAAATTGTTCCAACATACTCTTATACAAGAATATATGAACATGGAGATATATTGGGACGACATAAAGACAGATACAGTTGTGAAATATCTGCAACCTTAACTTTATTTCAAGACAAGAAGTGGCCTATATTTGTAGAACCATCAGGTAAAACAGGATTAAAAGGAATCCCTATAAATTTAAAAATGGGGGATTTAATGATATACAACGGTGAAAAAATTGAGCATTGGAGAGAAGTTTTTTATGGAAATTGGTGTGTGCAAGTATTTTTACACTACAATATAAAAGGCACAAAAAAAGCAGAAGAAAATAAGTTTGATAAAAGAGCATTTATAGGTTTACCACATGACTGCTAAAGAATATTTTTTTCTAACTGCATTACCTAGATGTGGTAATACTTTATTAGCTGTATTATTAAATCAACACGAAAATGTAAAAACAACAGCAAATAGTTTATTACCAGAAATATTTAATAGTTTATTTTTATTAAAAAGAGATGAAAAGTTTTTAAATTTTCCAGATCATAAATCTTTAGAAAACGTTGTCAGATCTGTTTTTGATTCTTATTATAGTCACTGGGATTGTGACTATGTAATTGATAGATCATCTTGGGGCCAAGAGTTTAATCTTAATATAATTAATACTTTGTTTAATAAAAATAAATTTATTATATTAAAAAGACCTATGAAAGAAATTTTAAATTCATTTGCTTCAATATGTAAAGAAGATAATAGATCAAAGTATTTAGAAGGTTTATTAAATAAAAATACAGTTTTAACAAACAACATTGAATCAATTAAAAATTTAATGTCTTCGGACGAGGACAAAATAATAATTAATTATAAAGACTTAGTTGAGAGTACAAATGACACGGTAAAAAATATATTTAATTTTTTAAATATTGAATACAAACCTGTAGAATATAAACTACAACAATTAAATATTAACAATGTTTTATATGAAGACAAACAGTGTAACATAGATGACATGCATTTAATTCACGAAGATGGAATACAGTTACGTAAAGAATCAAACTTTTTAAATAAAGATATGTTAAATAAATGTGAGGAAATAGATAATTATCTTTGGTCATGAAAATAGAAGGAATATTTATAACACCTGTTGGATTTAGTGAAAACCCTAACCATAAAACTATGAAAGATAAATTAATAAAAGAATGTAAAGTTCTTAAAAATAAAATTAAATGTGGAGGAGATAATTGGGATGCCACAGTTTATAATACTTGCCAAACAAATAACCTACATAAAAACAAAAAATTTGATGACTTACATAGTTGGATATTTAATGAGGTCAAAGTGTTTGCGGATAAACTTGGGTATACAGATAAAAAAATGTTTTGTGAATTAAGTTGGTTTAATTATTATAATAAAAATGACTATCAAGAAGCCCATGATCACGAAGGAAATGAAATATCTGCTGTTTATTTTTTATCAACACCTAAAGATTGTGGACATTTAAGATTTATTTCCCCTGAACCTAAAGGCATAAAACGTGTTTATATAAAAAATAATCCTTTTACTTGGAGAGAATTTAAAGTAATTCCTAAAGAAGGGCTACTAGTTATATTTAAATCTAATCTAATGCATGGGGTCCAACAAAATAAATCTAATAAACCAAGAATATCTTTAGCTTATAACTTTAGAATTAAATAGTAATGAAAATTAGAGAAAATTTTATATCACAAAAAGACTTTGAAAATCTTAGTTCAGTTATGATGAGCAATCACATTCCCTACTATTTTAAAAATAATGTTGCACATAAAGGTGACAAAGACTTTTATTTTACTCATGAGTTGTTTAATGAAAAAAAAGAAAAAAGCAGATATTTTGATTTAATAGTTCCTGTGTTAGATAAATTAAAAGTATCTACATTGTTAAGAGTAAAAGTTAATTGTTTTCCAAGCACTAAAGAAATTATTAAATATAACGAACATATTGATTTTCCATTTAAACATAATGGAGCTGTGTTTTATATAAACACATGTGATGGTGGCACATGGATAAAAGATAAATTTATACAGTCTATAAGTAATAGAATTTTATTATTTGATTCAAATCAACCACATCAAAGCACAAATTGCACAGATAAAAAATGTCGTTTTAACATTAATATAAACTATTTTTAGCGTTAACAGAGTTTTAAACCTGTTGAATTTATCAACAATCTGATATAACACCTAATAAAAAGGTTTTTATATGTTACAAAAATTAGGTTTTGCTCCAGGATTCAATAAACAAGTTACCGAAACAGGCGCTGAAGGTCAGTGGTTTGATGGAGATAACGTACGTTTTAGATATGGCACACCAGAGAAAATAGGTGGTTGGGAACAATTAGGTGCCGATAAATTAACTGGTGCTGCAAGAGCCATACATAACTGGGATAACAATGTTGGAATAAAGTATTCCGCAATTGGTACTAATAGAATTCTTTATGTTTATTCAGATGGTGAATTTTATGATATTCATCCTATAAGAACTACAATTACCGGGGCAAATTTTACAAGTACATCAGGGTCACCAACAGTCACAATAACTGTTTCATCTGATCATGGTTTGCTAGATAATGATATAGTATTATTTGATGCTGTTTCTGGGTTATCTGGATCTACTTTTACAAATGCCACATTTGAAGATGAGAAATTTATGGTGACTTCTACACCAACTGCTACAACATTTACAATTACAATGGCTACTAACGAAGCCGGCACACCTGTAACTAATGCCGGTTCCGCTTCTGTGTTATGTTATTATACTGTAGGGTCTTCTACACAAGAATCTGGTTTCGGTTGGAGTTCAGGTTTATTTGGTGGTGTAGTAAATGGAGAAGCAACCACAACTCTTGCAACAGCTTTAACAGATACAGTTACAACTAACATTGTTCTTACTAGTTCAAACTCGTTTCCGGCATCAGGGACCATAAGAATAGGAACAGAAGATATATCTTACACTGCAAATAATACAGGGACAAATACTTTAAGCGGTGGGGCTAGAGGTGTAAACAATACAACAAAAACTACACACTCATCAAGTGCGGTAGTTACAAATATTACGGATTACAACGGCTGGGGTGAAGCTTCTTCAAGCACAGAGTTCACACTCGACCCTGGTTTATGGGTTCTTGATAATTTTGGTACAAAATTAATTGCTCTTATATATAATGGAGAATGCTTTGAATGGGATGCATCAGATTCAAATGCATTAACTACTCGGGCAACAATTATATCTGGAGCTCCCACAGCGTCACGTCACATGGTAGTGTCGACACCAGACAGACACCTAGTATTTTTTGGAACAGAGACAACTATTGGAGATAAATCCACACAAGACAATATGTTTATCAGATTTTCGGACCAAGAAAATATTAATGAGTATACTGTAAGAGCAGAAAATACAGCCGGTACTCAAAGACTTGCTGCAGGTTCTAAAATTATGTCTGCTATTAAAGGTCGGGATGCTCTTTATGTATGGACCGATACCTCAATATTTTTAATGCAATTTGTAGGTCAACCCTTTACTTTCTCATTTCAACAAGCAGGGACCAACTGTGGTTTAATTGGTAAAAATGCTGGTATTGAAGTTGATGGCGCTGCTTATTGGATGTCCGAAAATGGATTTTTCTTCTATGACGGTCAAGTAAAATCTATGCCATGTTTGGTGGAAGATTTTGTTTACTCGGTAGATTCTGGACTTGGTATTAATTTTGTAGCAAGAGATTTAGTTACTTGTGGGTTAAATAATTTATATGGAGAAATAAACTGGTTCTACTGTTCAGCTAATGCTACTTCGGTTGACAGAGTAGTAGGTTATAATTATGTGGATTCGTCAAATGAAAGACCTATTTGGACAACAGGGTCTTTAAATAGATCTGCTTGGGTTGATTCTTCTGTGTATGCAAAACCTCATGCTACACTCTATAACGCCGATGATAATGCCTCTTACGATGTTATTGGAAATGTAGACGGAAGTAGTATATACTATGAACACGAAACAGGGACCGATCAAGTAAATGCAGATGGTGTTGTTACCGCCATCGAAGCAAATATTTTATCAGGTGATTTTGACATTACTCAAAAAAGAAGTAACACAGGTCAGGCTGTAGGTACACCTGATATTAGAGGAGATGGTGAATACATTATGAGAATAAGTAGATTCATACCAGATTTTATTGAACAAACGGGTGACACTAAAGTAAGTTTTACAACTAGAAACTATCCGAACAGCACACCGATTACTACAAATTTTGACACTACCTCAACGACAACTTTTAAAAGTACAAGACTTAGAGCAAGATCTATTGCATTGAAGGTATCTAACACAAGCACTGGACAAAACTGGAAGCTAGGTACTTTTAGATTAGATATTGCACCAGGAGGAATGAGGTAATGGTAGCGTTTTATAATGCAGCAGACCAAGAACTTTATAAAAAATATAAATTTCTTCCTCAAGAAAAATATAGACTAGGTCTTACTCTTCCAACAGATCCAGAACCTGTAGCACCGGTACCCGGTGGAATAACAAATACAAATGCTTTTAATAATAGTGGTGGTAATAATTTTAATCCAACAGGTAATGCTTTTGGTTATGGTTCTCCTGTAAGTGAAGTTAATGTAAGAACTTTTAATCCTCAATCAAATGACCCTACGGGTTCAGTAGCAAATGCACAAACTATGTATAACAAAGCTAGTAATGCAGGACCTACAGTTGAGACTTTTTCAAGAATGAGACCTTCTCAAGAAGTAATGGATTATTATGGTGAGCAGATAATGAACAACAAAGAACAGTACGGGGCACAGGGACAATACAATAGTCCTTATGAAGATAGTATGGACCTAGGTTATCAAGGTACTTTAGGTAACAATGAAATGTATCCAAGTGAAAAATATCCTAATAGTTTTATGAAAGGTAAATTAAATAGATTTAAAAATAAAGTAGGTGATGTTGCAAAGTTTGCAGGAGGTTTACTTCCTTTTCCTTTAAATATGGCAACAAAATTTTTACCACAGGGTGATGACAATGGTCCAAGTGGTGGGACGTATGGTATAGCAGGATTAAGTGACGATAAAAAAGCTGCCTACAATGCTTTAGCAGGAGAAAACATGTTGTTTGGTGGTGAACAAGGTTTTAAAACTTTAACAGGTAAAAATTTTCAAGCAACAAATTACGTACCCAATCAACTAGAAATTTATGAAAAATTAAAAGATGAAGAGGAATTAACTGGGTTTCAAAAAAAACAACTTCAAGAAGCTTCCGCTGTTTATAAAGCAACTCAAAAACAAAATAAAGATGCGGCGGATGCAGCTGCTAAAGATGCTGAGATTGCTGCGGCTGCTCAGGCTGCTAAATACTACACCCCTACTGGAACTAGTGGTGGCGGAGCTGGACAAGGTATAGATATAAGTAATGCAGGTAATATACGTAGTAGCGATAATAATTTTCAAGGCGACTCGGGACCAACTACTCAACAAGAATCTGATTATGGTTATGGGTCTGATTTTGGGTTTGCTAAAGGCGGTAGAGCCGGATACTTCTTTGGTGGTAGAGTAAACTATAAAAAAGGTGGTCGTGGTAGAACAGATGCTGAATCACAATATGGTGCAGACTCTGTAGGATCTTATGACTCTTCACAAAACAAATCTGGTAGACAACAAAGTTACGGTGGTGATAATAGTAATAATTTAGTTCCTACAGTAGATGTCAATAAAAAAATTAACGAAAAAATTAATGAACGACTAACCGGTATGATACCCGATCGTGTAGATAAAAGTCAATTACTGTCCGATAATGCTAAAAGATATCAAATTCTTTCTAAAAATAGAAACATCCCATTTTTTATGAATAGATCCAATGGACCTAAAACAATAAATAAAAATTTGTACACAAACAATCTTACTGATTTAAATTTACAGTATCCGGACATTGAGATTGAAGACAAATATGGAATGATTGATGGGGACAAAGCTAAGTCTCTTATAGATCAAGCTGTATTAAAACAAACCATATCTCCAGTAGAAGGATTAAATTTAACTAGATCAATTGATACAACTGGAACTCAATCAAATACTAGTGGCGATTATACTATGGGTAATTTTAACTTCAGTAGTCCTAATATTGAAGAAGGAATTTTAAATACTGGAGTTAATTATGATTTAGGTGATTTAAATTTAAGAGCAAATCTTAACACTAATGATAGCACTATAAATGATTCTAAATTAGGTTTTAATTATGGTGATGGTGTCTTAACAGGGTCTACTTTTAGAGACAATGATTACGGATACACTACTAATAAATTAGGTGTAGATAAAACATTTGATGTAGGAAATAATTTTAAAGTAGGGTTGGATGGTAGTTATCAAGAAGATAAATTTAAAGATGGTAGTTATTATAATGCAGATCTAACACCCTCATTGACATATAATGATGGAACATTTAATGCCAATCTTTCTAAAGAAATAGTTGAAGGAGGCACACAACCTAATTTAGGAATAGGTTTTCAAAAAAATGGTTTTTATGCAAATGCCAATAATTTATTAAGTCAAGATCCAACAGGTACAATAGGTTATCAAAAAAATATTGGCAGTCCAGATGGGCCCCTACAGTTTAGTGCAGGAGGTGAAATGGATCCATTTACAGGACAAAAAACTGCCGGACTATATGGAAAATATACTTTTAAAAACGGAGGCCTAGCAGGTTTATTATAATGGCAAAAATTGTACAATCATTAACTAGAGCATCAAAAGAATATGAACAACGAACATTCCAATCTTTAGTCAGGGATCTGGACTCAGTGATTACAAAATTAAACACTTCTTTTCAGGAAGAAGTAAAACAGGAGATAGAAGCTAAAAGTTTCTTCATGGAATAATGGCAGTAGTAAATCAATATAAATTTGTAGGAATAGATAACAACACTACGGGAAGTGCTTTAGATGTTTTTCCAGCAAGTACTCCAGGTGTTAATGAGACTATAATTATTAAATCAATTTTAGTTACATCTGCAGGTACCCCAACAGTGACTGTTACAAACAACAGTATTACAGCTATCAAATCAGCACAACTAACAGCTAATGTTACAGCAGAATTATTGACTCAACCATTGATCGTAGAAGGTGGCTCAGGATTTACAATACAATCAAGCACTTCAGACTCGTTTGATTATGCAATAAGTTATTTAAACATCAAAAAAGAAAAGGTAGACTAATGGAAATAAAACAAGCAAAAGTAGAAACAACTTATAGACACATTGAGACCGGTGAGCTTTTTAAAGAGAGAAAAGACTGGGAAGCTAAGGGTTTCAAGGCGGAGGAGATGGCACAGGACGTAAAAGTTATAATGCCAGCTCTTGATTTGTTCAGTAAAACAAAGTAAAACGTATAGACTAAGGATAAAATTATGCCAATTTCAAATATGCAACAACCAAGACAGATGTACGAATACGGTGGACTAAGTGCCCCTAGACAGAACTACGGTTTAGGTAGCTTTGTAAAGAAAGCTGTACGTGGTGTTAAGAAAATTGCTAAAAGTCCATTAGGTAAACTAGCGTTAGGTGCAGCAGCAGGATACGGATTAAATAAATTTGGTCCCATGGGTATTAAAGGTTTTGCCGGAAGATTTATGGAAGGAAAACCTGGAATGATGGGGAGTCTCTCAAATTTATTTAGAGATAAAGGTGTTGGTGATGCTGTTGGTAAATTTAACATGGGTAAAGTAGCACTCGGTGGTTTAGGTCTAGCAACTATGGCCCCTCTATTTATGGGTGGTGGTGATGAAGAAGTAGTAGAAGATGTTACTCAACTAGATCCAAACGCAGCAGTACAAAGTGCAAAAAATTATTACAGTGGTCAAGGTGATGCTGGTGTAGGTTTAAACTTTATGCCACAGAAAAAATATGTTAATCAAAATTTCTATGCAGCTGAAGGTGGCAGAGCCGGTTATGCAATGGGTGGCGACATTGAAGACGAAGAAGAATTTATGAGATCAGGTGCTGGTCAAAGTAGAAGAATGCCCACAGCATTTTTAGCAATGGGTGGTGGCGCAGGTGAAGCACAGGCAGAACAAATGCTTCAAGCAGAATTTATAAAATATAAGAACAGAGGTGGAGAGTTATCTTTCCAACAATTTGTTCAAGCAGTAATGCAACAACAAGAACAAGGTATGCAACAACCTATGATGGCTGCAAACGGTGGTAGAATGAACTACGATGAAGGTGGTGGAATAATGGATACTGAACAAGCAGAAATGATTGACATGGGTGGTATGGAAAAAGATTACAGAGATGAAGGCGGTTTTGTGGCAATGGGTGGCGAAGAAAGAGCTGACGATGTACCTGCAAGATTAAGTAAGAATGAATTTGTATTCACTGCAGACGCTGTAAGAAACGCAGGCGGTGGAGATATAGATAGAGGATCAGAAGTTATGCAAAATTTAATGGATAACTTAGAACAAGGCGGACAAGTTTCAGAAGACTCACAAGGTTTAGGTGGTGGAGAAGAAATGATGTCTGAAGAAATGATACAAGAACCAGACGGCGCGCAAGCAATGTATGAACAACAACAAGCATTACAATCAAGGATGATATAATGGCAATACCAGATTTTTTAGAAGATACAGTAAAAGATTATTCCAAACAGGCAACGGCTGCATACTCTGCGCCAATTAATACAGATACTTTTACCGGTAGACAATTCGTTGCAGGACAAGATCCTATGCAAACACAAGCGGCAGCGCTTGCAACACAAGGTGTTGGTTCTTACTCACCATATTTACAAGCAGCACAAACTGCACAGACAGCAGGGGCCGGGGCTCTGGGACAATCAGCACAAACTATTGGTGGCTTAGGTGCTTTAACAGGACCACAGGCTTATCAACCTTTTATGTCTCCGTATCAAACAGATGTTATCAACGCTACTTTATCTGAGTATGATAAATCTAGATTAGGTGGACAACAACAAATCAGAGATGCCGCAGTTAATTCTGGAAATTTTGGTGGTGGTAGAGAAGGTGCTATGATGGGTCAGTACAATGCAGACTCATTAGTAAACAGAGGTGCACTACAAGCACAATTATTACAACAAGGTTTTGGTCAAGCTAATCAATTAGCACAGCAAAATTTTGGTAACCAAGGAGCTATTGCAAACGCACAACAAGGACTAGCCGGTGCATATGGTAATCAAATGAATCAACAGTTTGGTCTATCTGACTTTGGTAGACAAGGTATGGGTCAAGATATTAATGCTCTTGGATCTTTAGGTTCAGTTAATCAAGCATACAACCAAGCTCTATTAACAGCTGATCAACAAGCAGCACAGACTGGGGCTTATGAACCTTACGGAAGATTAAATCAATATGGTAACATGCTTACAGGTTTAAGTGGTGGTGTTGCTGGACAACAATATCAAGACCAACAACAATCAGATCCTTACGCATCTGCATTAGCTGGTGCTACAGGTGTTGCAGGATTATTTGGTCAAATCTACGGCGGCAGAAGAAACTAATTATGAAGACTTTAAATAGACCAATGTTTAGATACGGCGGCCCTATTAAAGAGGGTGTCATGCACGGGATCCGGGAACCAAAAAGAAATGGTGGGTCTATGACACAAAGAGTTCAACCTAGTAATGATGGTAGCAGACCAGGTTATGCGGGACCAGCAACTCCTTTTATACCTTTAATTATGGGAGCAGCAAGAGCAGGCGCAAGATATATTCCTAGAGGAATAAACGCTTTAAAAAATTTAGCTAGAACTAAAACTGGCACAAAATCAGCGGGTACAGTAAGAATTCCAGGAGCCCCAGGAACTCCGGGTAGATTTACTAATCAAGGTTCTACGGTTGTAAACAAAGCAGGACCAGTTCAAAACATATACGAGCCTAATTTTTTAGGTAGAGATCCAACTGTTAAATTAGTCGGCGGAATTTATAGAAGTGTTACTAACCCAGCCGTAACTGGAAAACTTGCTGGTGCAGCTAGGTTTGTTGTTTCTCCAACAGGGGCTTTAACTGGTTTATATTTTGCTAATGGAAGATTTTTTAATAAAGATAATAAAGAAGTACCACCACCAAAAGGTAATATTAAATTAGGTGGTAAGGTAGGAACGTCTGGAGCACCAGGCGGCGGGAATCCTGACATGACCTACACAGCTCCTGAAAAAGAATTAACAGATGCAGAGAGAGAACAAATAGAAGCAGACGCAAGAATGAAAAAGATGGACAAATACAAAGAGATTATGGACATCAAAGGTATGAGTAAAGACGCAGCTTATAAATCTTTAATTGATGCAAGTAATATTATTAGAGAAGGTGGTAATCTAAAAGAAGGTATTAAAGATGGTAGTTTAATTTCTAAATTAACTACTGCTGCAAGTAAAAGATTCGATAAAGTGGGTGACACAGAAGCTGCATTAAGATCTCTTATTGCTAAAGGTGAGATCACTAAAGAAATGAACAAAGAAGAAAATGCACTTGCTAAATTACTTAAACAAAAACAAATTGAAATTGCTGATAAATCATTAGCTGGAAAAAGTATGGCAGAAATTATTTCTACGAGAATGGAAAAAGGTGATATGTTCCAAGGTTCAGAACTTGCATCACTATTACGTGTTAAAAAAGGAATTGATGCTAAGGTACTACCTTCAGGACAAATGGAACAGGGACAAGATCCACTTGATTACATTACTTCAGTAGTTGCAACAGTTAATGCAGATGAGACAACACCAGATTATCCAGATGGAGTTTATGTTATAAAAGATAGAATAATTCAAGTTATGGATGGTCAAGTTATTCCGGTATCTATAAATCAATTGACATAGGAGGATAGATGTCTTCTGAGTTTAATTACTTAACCGCTTTAAAGAGCGCAGAAAATAATAACAAAGTAGGTACAATAGAATCAATGCTATCAGGTGTAGCGTCTGGTCTTATTGGTATACCTAAAGGTTTCTTTTCACTGGGAGCAAGCATCATGGATCTGGGTGTTAACAGTGGCAAAGCTGCTGATGTTGAAGCATGGTTTGATAACCTAACACAATTTGATGAGAAAGCAGAAGCAACAGCTGCAGGAAAAATTACAAAACTATTAGTTAATATCGGAGTACCTGGTGGTGTAGCTTTTAAAAGTGCGAGTGGTATAGCAAAGACAGCTATGCTTGCTGGTAAAAATAAAACTTTATTCAGAGTAGCAGATGAGGGTTTAGTAAAAGCTGCTGACAAAGCTTTAGAACTTACCGCTAAAGGAAAAGGCAGGGCCTTTATGGCTGGTGCATTAGGTGGTGGTATAGCTGAAGGTATTTTTATTGGTGATGTAGATCAAGCAGGTACATTTGGAGATCTATTAGGTGGACCAACTGCAATAAATAGAAGCGACACATCTCCTGATGCTACAAGAGAAATATTAAATAGAGTTAAGTTTGGTACTGAGGGTGCAATGTTTACCGGTGTTCTTGGCGGTGTAGGTAAAGTAATTGGTAAAATTACTAATAGAAATAAAAATTTAGACATAGCTAATTCTAAAATAGATAGATGGATTGATAAGACTATGGCCAACTTCAGGTCTAGAAGTGGTAAGACAGCAGAACAGTTTGCTATTGAAAGAGAATCTATTGGACTAAGAGCAGCTGACGCTAACGTTGCAAGAAATTTATCTAGAAATTTAGATATAGATATTGATAAAATGTTTCCGGCTATGCGTACTGTGTTTAACAAAGGTACTGCACAAGAAAGAAAAGTATTTTTAAATGAAGTTAATGATGCATTGTTATCAGGTAAAGCAGAATTTGGTGAAGAGGTAGTAGATGCTGCAGGCAGAATAGCAGGACAAGAAGGTTTTGATGCTGCAACCGCAAGAACAAGAGCTCAGTTTGGTGAGATGGATGAGGCTTTACTTCAAAAAGTTAAAGACAAAATAAAAAAAGTTGCAACCAGTGCTGATGAAGCTGATGAAATACAAAAAAGTATTGTGAGTAGTCTAACTATTATGAGACAAAAATGGGCTGGATTGTTTGATGAGCTTGGAGGAACACTGAGTCCCGATGATCTTAAAGAATTCAAAGCTTTGTTTGGTGGTAAATTTAAAAACTATTTGGGTTCTACTTATGACATATTTCAAGACAAAAGTATTATACCCTGGTTAAGATACAAACCTGCTGCTGAAGCTGTAAAAAATGCTAGACAATTATTCAAAGACAGTTGGGCCACAGCTAATCCAGAGTTGGCTAAAAGAGGAGAAACATTATCCGATCTTAGAGCTGAAGGTATGGTAGAGAAAGTATTGAATTCAGCAAGATTACCTAAAGGACTTAGATTTGATAAACCATCAGATGCTATTTTTGACATACCTGAATTTTTTGTAAACAGAACTACATTGAGTGAAGCTGCAAAAAGATCTAAGACACCGATGGTATCTATTGGTGACTTAAATAGTGCTGATGGAGCAATATTTAATAAATTATTAGGTAAACAAACAAACCCTATGCAAACTATGATTGGT